TAAAGTTGAAGCATAATCATCAGCGTTAATTGCTGTAACCATAGCCGCAGTAATTTCAGCTTGTGTAGCTGTCGCATCTGCCGTATAATACCAACGTCTAACTAATTGTCTTTCAGATCCAATAACTTTATCATATGTAAATATGATAGAGAATGTATATTCTGTTGAATTTACAAGGTTAATAGAACCTGCACCTGCTGCAACTGCACCTATTTGTGCTTGTTGTTGTACTGCCGCAGCATATGAAGTACCTCTCCATTTCTCAACATTCATTCCTTGGATCTTCGCTGAGAATCTAGGAGCTCCTGTTGTACCTTGTACAATATAACAGTAATCGCTATTAGCGATAGTTTCACCTGCAGCCAATAAAGTCATATCTGACTTTACAACTGCTACCTCACCATCAGCTAAACTAGCTACAGATGTTGCAGCTCTTGCAATATCTTTTCCGATAAGGATTTTATAATTTTCATGTCTTGCCATTACTCAAAATTTTTTTAATTATTAATTATTGTTAATTTACTCTTGCATATGATTTGAGATCATCTGCGACTGAAATCTTGGACTTGCTATATTTTCCAATGCTAATGAAACAGCTCCATTCACAATCTCTTGATGAGTATGGTCTGCTAGTTCACAAGACATAAGTGGAAAATTAATAATGTCTAAAGTTATCGGTTTTCTGATATATCTCAAAAAATATTGATTTATTGTATAAGTCCCGTCTGTAATTAACTCGGCCCATGTTCCATGCATTAACCTAAGGACTACGCCCTTATTTGGTTTATTGAATGGATCATCGATCAATTTATCGTAATCATCATGTTGAGTAGCATAAACACCAGTTCTTTCATCAACCCAACTGCCATTGCAGTCTTCATAACGAATTTCACACTCTTCGTTAATGGCGAACCAATATATGTCCGGACCCCCCAGTGTTCCATTTGGTAAATCAAATAAAATACCATTTGGTTTAGTAGGAGTTTGTATCGCTGATGGAATTAAAGTAACTTCTGTTACAATAGTTCTTAAATCATCTGTACGTTTTTGCGTCTCTTCAAAAGTCTCACCTTTCGTGTTATGTACATAACGTGTCTTTACAAAGCGACCTTGGGCGTTATTCAACCAAAGATCGATTTCCTCAGGTTCAAAGTTAGGGTAGTTAAGACTATCTGTCTTATCTAACCCTAATTTGAATTCTATGTGCATTTCTGCTAATGTCATTATTTTTTACTTGCTTTAAGTTTTGACTTTAACGATAATACTATATCCTGATTCTTTGGATCTTTTAAGTATATTAGTGTTGAATCTAGGTCATGGCCTATAGCCGAATCACCAAACATATAGTGACCACCTCTAATTCTAAGACTGTTTATACTTATAAGATCTTCAACAAATACTCTAAGTTTGAAATCTGGTTGGTTTATAACTTCATTAAAACTCCCTGGATCTTTGTCTAAAATATCCGCAAGTGTATTTTCGATTAATGTATCAGAAGCATTAGCTGATTTCTTACCCATTAATTTTAATACATTACGCATTTCAGTCGATGTCATTGAGTTAAACTGTTTATAAGCTTTCCTTTTTTCTTTAATTTTAAGATTATCCTTTTTAGCATCTTCTTCTGCATCATACAATACATATTCTGCTTTAGGCCAATCTGTTAAATCATTTACAGAATTTGCTACACGATTACTTGCCATTAAGATTTTATAATCAATAAAATCTCTAGGGCTATCTAACTTTAAGGTTTTATCCTTATCGTTTAATATAACCGTATAATCCTGCCAATACTCTGAGTATTTCCCGAGAGTACCTTGCTTCATTTGCAATTCTTTTTCAAGTTTCTTTTCTTCCCCTTCAGTAAGACCGGTAGCATAACCCCCTCTTCCGAGAGAGGCTATGACCGTATCTTTACATTTAGGAAATCTATGAAAGCCTGACCAAGATTGTCTTTCTAAAGCTTTTAATACTACTTTTCCTGTTCTATCTGTCATGATAAATTTTTAAATTAATTAAACACTATTAGCTGTTTGGAGCTGCTTTAGTACAGATCAACTCACCACATGCCATTGGGTTCTTAATCATAACACCACACTCAGTTAACATATGTACTGAATAACCATCAAGGTTATCAGATCTCATTGTGTTAACAGATTTAGCTGTATTTCCAAATGGATCTACAGAACCAGCAGTATGCCACATCATATCCTTAGAGTCTTTTTTATGTACAGATTGGATGTTTGATTCTCCACCTGCCATACCAAAGTCAAGGAATGTAAATCTATAAGACTCTAATGGTCTTCCAGAATCAGCATGTAATTGTCTGTTGATTATAGTGTTATCATATAAAGGTAAATGTTTAAGAGTAATCTTAGTACCATTTAATCCCATGTATGTTTTGAATTGGCCGCCTAATGCCAAGTTTTGCCCGCTACCAGTGATAAATGTTGAATCTACAAGAGTCCAATTCGAAGCCGCTGTTTTCATAGCTCTGTCGAATTCTGCGAATCCGTACTCACCTGTAAACGCAACAAATTCTCTTGAAGACTCAGGCATTACATTATAAGAAAGATCAATTAAGAAATCTCTGATAATACCTTCTGATAAATCAGAATAGTAACGTCTGTTTGCTGGAGCAATTTGCTCTCTAATTCCAGCACCTTCATAAACTGGAAGACCGTTGTTACCTAACATATCTGTAACACCATTAGCGTTAGCAGAGAATGTTGAGTACCAGTATGATCTTTCAATCTCTCTATACCACTGAGCCATTGCTTCCCATTCAGCGTATCTTGTCCACACTGTAGTTTTCTTACTTGGGTTAGCTGGGTCAGCTAGTTGAATAACAAGAGCATCAGTTGCTGCTGATCTTGTTACCGTATAAGACTTTCTTAAAGTAGATAAATGATTTCTCATTTTAAATGGAGCACTAAAAGTCGTGTTACCACCAGTAGAGAATTCAGGAACTGTAGTATACTCTTTCGAGAACTGAGAACCTGCATCTATTAATAGTGGATCCATGAATTTAGTTGGATCTGGACTCGTTAATTTTAACGTGTAAATCCAATCTGATCCATCAAAATATGGATCTTCCATTACTCTTACTCTGTAATCTCTGTCATCCGCTACCAATACTTCTTGGTTAGCGAACCATTTTTCTCCGAACTTAACTCGGAAAGTTGTTCTATTTAAACCCGGTGTTACTCCACCATCGCCTAAATTTCCAGTCACTGGAATTGCTTTCTCATCTTCTCCTTGTAAATGCCAATCATATTCTCTGTTACCGATTTCATTTGATCTGCCCATTCCACTAGTTAAATACTGGATAGGGTTAGAACCTTGCATCCCGAAGATACGAGTCACTAATGTACTCATTACTTCTGGTTCAGTTAAATATGCTGACGAAAGGTGATTTTGTTGGGTCAATCCCGAATGCCATTTTGTTTTGTAAAGTTGCAATCCGTTTATAGCCATTCACTTTTTCTTTTTTAGTTAATAAAATTATTATTTAAGCGCATTTTCAAATAAACTGAAATCAATATCCCCATCAGTCGCTTTAGTTCTAGTCTTGCTTTTCAATTTCTTAGTAGAAATATTCGAAGCTCGTTCTAGATTTGCTTTCAATGAAGAGGTAGCTTTTGTTCTAGCTTTTTTCTCAATCTTTGTGAAATCGAACTTGTTATAATATAACCATGCCATCTTAAGTTGAGAGTCTTCGTCTTTTTCCGAATCCATCACTAAACGGGTTTTCCCAGTCTTTCTGTCAGGCTTAGTTATATAATCATAGAAATCCTTTTTCTTTTTTCCCATACTGAATCCAGCGATTTCTTCTCTGTTATCAATATCATTTTTTAAACTACTAAGAAAAGTTTTATGTTCTTCTTCTTTTCTTAATGCTGCAGTTTCTTGTTCTTTTAAAAGAGATTTTCTTTGTGAAGTTTGCATAGTCTTTAATTTACTTAAAGCTCTATTTGCACGCTTACCTATTAAACCTCCATCAACAAAATCTTGAATATCTGAAAGAATCTCATCTTGACTAAAACCTTCACGCCTCATTAGTTCTGCAACTAATTGCTTTTGAAGATTTTCTTTTCCACTAATCATCTTAACATCTATCTTAGAAAAATCAACATCACTTGTTGCTTTAACAAACTTCTGTGGATCTCCCCCCTTGTCTACATACTCAATAAATTCTTGAGCAAGCGGATCAAGATCTTGTTTATACTTTTCAATACCTTTACTTATTTCGTTTTGAATAATTTTTTGAAACCCTTCTTCAGAGTCTTCAAAATCTTCTTCTTCGAAATCTACAATTCCTTCATCTTTTAGAAAATTTGCAATAACACCTAGCTGTGAAGTTTCGCCCTCCTGAGAAGTTTCTTCTTGAATTTCTTCTTCTGTTACTTCTCCTTCAGGAATCTCACTTTTGTAAGCAATTTCTAAATTATCGGGAGTAAGAGTTTCTTTACTCTCTTTCTTCCCTTCAGTGTCATCCATATTAACTGTATCATCACTATCAAGTTTTGTATCAGTTAAATCTTTAACACCAGTGTCCTCTCCTAAAGAGATACTATCTTCTTCTGGAATTTCTTGGACATCTTTAATTTCTAGACCTTCAGCAGGCATTATATCGGCTGCTAAATTTTTAAATCCGTCTAGTGGATTATTGTTCTCTTCTGACATAATATAATTTTGTTTTTAGAATTTGGTAAAAATATAATTTATTTCTTATCTAAAAAAACCTTTTAAGGAAAAAAATAAAATTTTTTATTGTTTATTATAGCTTTTCTTAATACCTGTAGCTGTGATTTTTACTTCTCCAACTTTCATATCCGTAGTATACATCATTCCATTTAGATGTTTTAAACGTAGTACCATCTTTTCTTGTTCTAGTTTCAGGAGTATTATATAATCTTTTATATTCTGCTTTATCCATCATCCACAATACATACTTCTGTGTTTCGTCATTTGCCTCTTTATACCATGTTTTCCATCCTTCGTCTTTTTGTTTAGTTGTAAGCCCTTCCCAGAAATTCTTAAAGTTATCTGGACCATGGTTATATGAAGCAAATGCTCGAGCTTGTCTTTCTTCTCTATCTGTCCCTGCTGATTTAACAACAGCAATATCATTATATAAATGATCCATATATTTTCGTTGAGCTAAAGATTGTGCAGCAGGATCTGAAATCTTAGCTGTTTCTGGAATCCATCCTTTTTCTTTTGCCCAAGTAAATGTAGATGGCATAAACTGTGCAAGGCCTATAGCACCTCTCGGAGAAACTTTATCATTTTTCCCATGAGACTCTTTATATATTTGATCATAAAATTGATCCTCTGTAAAGTTATCACTAGAGTATTCATCTAATTTTCTATTAGTTAAATACTCATTCATTCCTGCATAAGTCTTATTCCCAAAAGCTCCATCATTACTACCTTTCCAACCATTCTCTATTAGAAAGTCTTGAGTGCCCATAATAAAATCAGTATCATCTTTCTTTTTTCTATACGCTTCTAAATCTGCCCAGCCATGTTTATTAACTGTAAGGCTATTC